TGAATTGTAATTGTTCAATTAAATATTCATGAGAAGATTGAGCGAATTTTCTTCTTTCATCAGTATCTAAATAGATATAATCTACCCATAAAGCAGCAGATAAGGTACCTGCTACAGGAGTGGATGCAGTATTTAAAACATAGGTAGATTCTTCAAATTGAATATTGATTTTAACTTCATGATATTGTAAACCAATTAAAGGTAAAGCTAAACCAATATTTCTACAGAACCAGAATTCTAATGGTACATATAATGATTTGTCACTCAAATCACCACCCCCACCACCAATCATTTCATAATAACCTTCTTTTTTGCCAACAGGCATACTTAATTCATTCCAGATATACATCCAATCAGAATAATGTTTATCTATTCTTTGACCACCAATTTCTACTTCAGCATGTTTTATAGCTCTTAAACCAAAATAAGGAGATAAAGTGGTAGCACTAGAACCAACGCCTAGAACTAAATAAGCTCTAGATATTAAATCACCATTTCTAGAAATGGTAGCAGTTACTCTTTGACCATAACCAACGGAACCATTGAAAGTTTGTTGTATAGATTCTAAAGCGAAGTTAGTATGTCTTCTGTAAACAACTTTGAAGAAGGTAATTTGAGGATTACCGGTTAAATACACATCTTGGGCGCCATAAGCAACTAATTGCAATAAACCACCACCCATAATAAATTCTTTTTATACTTATAAATAAGATAAAAAATAAATAATAAAAAATATGTAAAAATTTTTTATATAAATTTAATTAGAATAAGCTAAACCACCCATACCAGATAATATTCTTAATACATTATAATTTATAGCATAAATTAACACAGTTCCTTTTTTCTTTTCGGCATCATTTATTTTAACATGTAAATGAGCACTATCAATTCTAGACATATTTAGAGTTCCTGATGGTTGATGTTCTTCGGGTTTTAATGCAAATGAATATACATTAATGCCACCATTTTTTGGTATATTAGTATGATGTTGATATGGTTGAACTAAATCAAAATATCTTGATTCTCTATTAGCAATTCTATCATTTCCATTTAATTTAATAGATCCTTGTACAAATGAATTTTTACCATGTTCATCAATTCCATTGTCAATACTATAATTATTCCAATTAACAAGTGAATTATTAGAATCAGTGTAATTTTGCGCCCATTTAGAAACCCATACTAATTCTTTAACAGGATGATTAAAATTCAATCTAATTTGTTGTTGATTAGATTGCTCTTCTCCAGTAAATTGTAATTGTTCAATTAAATATTCATGAGATAATTGAGCGAATTTTCTTCTTTCATCAGTATCTAAAAAGATATAATCTACATAAATATTACATAATAATTGACTGCCTATTTTAGTTTTAGCATCTGCTGTTAATTCAACAGAATTTTCAACATTATTATTACTATTATACATTAATGCAATTTCATCTCTTTCAGAAAATTCAATTTTAAATTTAACTTCATGATATTGTAGAGCGATTAAAGGTAAAGCTAATCCAATATTTCTACAAAACCAAAATTCTAATGGGATATATAATTTAGTTGATTTAGTATCTTCAACTTTAGATAATTCATTACCATTAGCCCCAACCATTTTATCATATCCATATCTTTTGCCAATTGGAAGAGATAATTCATTCCAAATGAACATCCAATCAGAATAATGTTTATCTATTTGTTGACCACCAATTTCAACAACAACATTTTTTAATAATTTTAAACCTAAATAATTAACATATCTAGGATGTTGAGCTGCTGGAGTCGGTGGTGAACCCAAACCTTTAACATCAATTTCAACATAAACTCTGTTAATTAAATCTCCATTACGAGATACTGTACAGTTAATAGTATTACCAAATTCTGTTTGACCATTATATGTTTGTTGAATCGATTCAATTGCGAAATTTGTATGTCTTCTATAAACAACTTTAAAAAATGTTATTTGTGGATTACCAGTTAGATAAACATCTTGAGCACCATAAGCAACTAATTGTAAAAGACCGCCGCCCATATATTATATATCTTATACTAATAGATTAGAAAATAATTTACATATAAAAACATCGCTAAATATGTAATTTATTAATATGTTTAAAGATAAAACATCAAAAAAAAGACTAAATAATAATACAATAGATAATTGTACTTTAAACACCATGCATCAAAATATTATTAAAGATTTTGAAGCAAAAAATGAAGAATATAATTCTTATACAGAAGCATTTGAAAAAATAAAAATAGATAATATTTGTATATCTTCAAATATAATGTATCAAAAAGATAATTATAGCGAAAAAGAATATGCAGAATTATGGAATTCAAATATTAAAATGAAAGAAGAATTAATTGATATCAAAATAAAATTAAAAGAACTTGAAAAATATAAAGAAATAGATTATTATAATGATACAAGTCATATTTTATTTGAATATTATAATATGATTGAAAATGAATCAAAATTTAATAATAATAAAAAAAAAACAGTTTTAGATGCTTTAAATAATAAAAAAACAGAAAATATAAATACGGATAAAAGTCAATTAGTTGACGAATATTTATCATTAACAAATTCAAAACACATAAAAAAAAATAACAAAGAAAATCTAGAATTATGTAAAATATGTGAAACTAATTTAACCTGTTTACAACACGAAGCAATTTTAGTATGTAGTAATTGTGGTTATCAAGAACTATTATTAGTAGAACAAAACAGACCTATTTTAAAACAAAATGCAAAAGACACCTCACACTTTAGTTATAAAAGAATAAATCATTTTAGAGAATGGTGTAATCAAGTACAAGGAAAAGAAAGTACAGATATACCTGATGAAATATTTGAAAAAATTTTAGCGGAAATAAAAAAAGAAAAAATAACAGATACTAAAACGATTACTTATGCAAAAATGAGAGAAATATTAAAAAGACTTCGTATAAATAAATATTATGAACATATTAATTATATATTAAATAGAATAAATGGAATACCTACACCACAATTTTCAGCAGAATTAGAAGAGAAATTATGTATTATGTTTAGAGATATTCAAGCTCCTTTTTTAAAACATTGTCCGAAAGATAGAAAAAACTTTTTATCATATAGTTATGTTTTATATAAATTTTTTCAAATTTTAGGATTGTATGAATATTTGAAATACTTTCCATTATTAAAAAGTAGAGAAAAATTATATTTACAAGACCAAATATGGAAAAATATATGTATGGAATTAGATTATCCTATAATACCATCACTATGATTTTTTTTTTGTTTTTTTATTTATAACTTCGCGAATATTTATTTTTTTATTTTTTGAATAACTTTTACTCAATATTTTTAATATTTCAAATAGAATTTTTTTCTGTTTTTTTAAATTTAGGGGACTTCCACCTGACATATTTTTTCCAAAGGACGACTGTTGTGAAATAAAATTTTTCATACACGAATCAACAGTATTAGAATATGCATTTCCAAGAGGGGCGGTTACAATTTGATTATGTAGTATATCATTACTTAAGTTCATAATTTTCTTTTATTCTAAATTATATAAACAATTAAATTTATAGTCATTAAATTATGTATTCGCTTACTAAATTATATTCTTTAAATAAATATGTAAAAAAAAGTGGATTACCGATAGTATATTCAAATGATAATATTGAACATTTATTAAACAATATTATTATAAATAAAATATATTATAGTATTGAAAAAGTAAATAAAATTTATATTATTTTACCAATTATAAATACATTATTTATCATTATAAGTTTTTCTTGTTTAATATTTAAAAATTAATAATAATTTATATAATAATGGCGGGTAATTATAATACAGTTAATTTTGAAGGTATTGCGGATTCTTTAACAAATTATATTTCATTAGATAATAAAGAATCCGTTATAATTGGAGAAGATTCAGGAAAAGTTATTTTAGTTAGTTCATTTGTAAATACTTTAGATAATACATTCATTGGTAATAAATCTGGCGAATTTGCAGATAATATATCAAAAACTATTTTAATAGGTAAAAATTCTGGTAAAAATATTTTAAATGGTGAAAATAATATTGTTATAGGCAATGATAATAATACAAATATAAAGTATTTCAATAATTCTATTTTAATTGGTACTTCTAATATTGGATATACAAGTAATTATAATATTAATATGATAGGTAATTATAATAGTATTGAAAATAATATAGATAATTTTAATAAAAACTCTTTTATATTAGGTAATAATAATTTATCAAAAAACACAGAAAACACTTTTATTATAGGTAACAATAATAAAATTGAGAATACATCAATAAATAGTAATTATTTATATATTGGCAATAATTTAATAAATAATTCAAATATAAAATTTAATATTAATAATATTCTATACGAGACAAATAACGAAATTATAAAAGATTCTATAAATTATACATATAATAATTTACATATTGCAAATACAAATAGAAATTTAATTATTGGATATGATAATATTTATGATATAAATGATATTATAAATAAGAATATTAACGAAATAAAACATAATATATATACAAGTAATGGTTTAAGTGCAGAATATATATCATTTAGAAATAAAAATAATAACAATATTACAATTTATAATAATGATAAATTAATAAGTAATATATCATATATATTACCAAACGCAATAGATAATTTTAATTTAAATTCTACATATTTTCTAACTATTGATAATAATTACGAATTATCATGGTTTGATACTGAAATGTTAAATACAAATGTTTATTTAAATAATATTAGTAATTATGTTAATGAAATTAATAATAGAACAAGTAATTTTGATAATTCTTATCCAAATATATTACAATTAAATTCTGATTTTTACATAAATGGTATTTTAACAGTTGATAAAATAAATTTAACACAAGGAACAGCAATATTAACAAGAGATGATTTAGATATTACAACTGGTCCTCCTGGTCCTAGAGGATTACAAGGAGAAACTGGAAATAATGGAGAAAGAGGTGAAGTCGGTGGAAAAGGGGACCGTGGTGATAGTATAAGTGATATTGTTTATAATAATGATACTGGAATAATAACTATTATTTCAACTGATGGTTATGAATTTCAAACAGGAGATGTAAGAGGTGCAAGAGGAGATGGTTATACAAATGGATATTATAATATTGAAACTAATTCAATAACATTTTTAGGAACAAAAGACGAATTAAATTTTACAACAGGAAATTTAAAAGGAGAAAAAGGAGATAAAGGAGATGATATTGGTGAAATTGTTTTTTATAATAAAAATGGCACA